GAGAGGATAGGTCTAGCTTTCCTTGAGGAGACACCTGACCGTACTGCTCGTGGACTAGTGGGTCTACAGATCAACAAACCAATACACTTGCCCGGATGTGATTACTCCCCTGATGAGGTAGAGTATGTATTTAATACGTTAGATCTAGATGACCGTGTTGTCCTATGGGATTCGTTCGGATCAAACCAGATAGAAAACGTGCTGGCTAGGTTCCGTTATCAGGTCAAGGTGCTGGGTGTGAGGTACATCATCCTCGACCACATATCGATACTGGTGTCGGATCAGGCTAACGGTGATGAGCGTAAGGCTATCGATGAGATCATGACCAAGCTACGTATGTTCTGTCAGGAGATGGAGATATGTATGTTTGTTGTTAGTCACCTACGTAGACCAGAAGGAAAAGGACATGAGGACGGTGCAGTCACCAGCCTTGGACAGCTACGGGGTAGTGCGTCTATTGCTCAGTTGTCTGACATTGTCCTTGGTCTGGAACGTAATGCTCAGGCAGAGGACAAGATGGTACGTAACACTACCAACGTGCGTGTGCTGAAGAACAGATTCAGTGGCATGACTGGACCATCCTGCTCGCTGCTGTATAATAAGGACTCAGGTCGATTGACGGAGATAATGGAGTGAGATGCGTTGCTTGTGATAAGATACTCAATGACTACGAACTAACACGTAGATTCACTGGGTCGGGGGAGTTCGTTGACTTGTGTGGTAACTGCAGTAGATTTCTAATCGAAGATGATGTTACCATTGAAGGCAACTTAGACTATGCACATTTATCAGACATGGAGGAATCATACGATGTCGAAGATGGGGAACTGGATAGTTACTCAGGAACAGAACTTGGAGATGAAGACCAATGGTAGAGAACTCACAGAGCGAGAAGAACTGGACCTTGCCTACTACGAATATAGTGTTCTTGGATATAGAAACGGATGGTCTCCAGCCATCGGTAATACACTGCGTGGTGACAAAGAGACCAAACGAGGATCACTTTCTCCATACCTGTAGGGAGTCACTGTTCGAGGAACTAGCTAGGGGTGGTCACGTATGCGGTCACAACTACATAGGCTTTGACGGACCTGTGCTGGAAAAGCTATGGGACATTCGGGTACATCCTGAACGTGTGCTGGATACGCTGGTGATGTCGAGGCTGTTCCATCCAGACGTACAAGGTGGTCACAGTCTAGCCACGTGGGGTGAGAAGTTACGTTTCCCCAAGGGTGATCATGATGATTGGAGTCAGTTGTCTGAAGCGATGATCCAGTACTGTATGCGCGATGTATCGGTGACAGAGAGGTTGTACGAAACACTGTGCATGCAACTACAGATGTATCACTTCACCGATACCAGTGTGTACCTTGAACATGCTGTTGCACACATATGCAGAGATCAAGAAGAGAATGGGTTTGCTTTCAATCTTACTGGTGCAAAGCAACTCGAACGTCAGCTTGAGACTAAGATGTTGGGGATAGAGGCAGCGTTACAGAATGTATTCCCACCCATTGCAGAAGAGCAGAGGTATCACAAGACAACAGGTAAGCCGTTGCCTTTGAAGTACCAGCACTTTAACGTAGGGTCACGTCAGCAGATAGCTGAGAGACTGACTCAGAGAGGTGCTGTATGGAAAGAGAAGACACCATCAGGCAAGCCCAAGGTGGATGAGTCTACTCTGAAGAAGAACCTACACGTGCCTGAGGCGAAGATGGTTTTGGAATATCTGACGCTACAGAAGCGACACTCGCAGGTGTTGTCGTGGATCAAGGCAGAGAACGGAGGACGTATACATGGGAGGGTTAAACATATCGGGGCAGTTACGGGGCGTATGGCTCATTCTAATCCTAATCTTGCACAAGTTCCTGCAGTGTATGCAGATTATGGTACTGAGTGTCGTAGCCTTTTTGTTGTTCCTCCTGACCGTGTCCTCGTGGGTGCTGATGCATCTGGTCTTGAACTACGTATGCTCGCCCATTACATGGATGATGAAGCGTATACGAAGGAGATCCTAGAGGGTGATATACACACGGCTAACCAGCATGCGGCTGGGCTGACTACAAGGGCGCAAGCTAAGACATTCATCTATGCGTTTTTGTATGGTGCTGGCAACGCCAAGATAGGATCTGTAGTGGGAGGCAACGCAAGAAAAGGAGGTGAGCTAAGAGATAAGTTCCTTGAGAACACACCTGCCTTGGCTAAACTACGAGAGGATACAGCAATGCAAGCAGGGTCTGGATTCCTAGACGGGCTGGACGGGAGACGGTTACGTGTTCGTTCTGCTCATGCTGCATTGAACACACTACTGCAGGGAGCGGGTGCAGTTGTAATGAAACAGGCAGTGATACACCTGTATGAATTACTAGAGCATGTTGACTTCAAGCTAGTAGCACAAGTCCACGATGAGTGGCAAATAGAGTGTCATCCTGAGGATGCTGAGTACGTAGGCAAAGCCGCTGTACAGGCAATCATTCAGGCTGGCGATACCTTCAACCTTAACTGCCCACTGGATGGAGAATACCGCGTTGGTAGTAGTTGGGCCGAAACGCATTAGCGTATTCTGTAAAAGTGTGGTATAATATTAATCTGGATTAATTAATAGGAGATCCTATGAGTGAAGCAAACATCAACCTGAAGTGCCAGCTTTACTGGCCTAGCCTTACTAGCAAGAATCAACTTGCTGATAAGTACACAGTTGACCTAGCTCTGTTGTCAGACGAGGCAGTAACAGCACTCGAAGACATGGGCTTGAAGGTAAACAACAAGGGCGACGACCGTGGTTACTACATCACGTGTAAGTCAAACAACAAGTACCGTGCGTTCCATCCTGACGGTGAAGAGATTCTCATCAAGGGACGTACTCCTTTGTCTGAGGATGACAACCCTGACATGGGTGTTATCGTTGCTAATGGTTCTGAAGCCAAGTGTCTTGTTGGTTTCTACGACTGGGAGTACATGAAGAAGAAGGGTCGTTCACCTACCCTACGTCGCATGGTTATCTCTAACGTAGTTGAGTACACACCTGACTTTGATCTAGAGGCGGCAGTGTGATACTGATCGATGGTGACATGCTTGTCTATCGTGTAGGCTTTGCCTGTGACGAGGAACCAGAGAAGATAGCAATCCAAACTATGGCTAACTATATCTCTGAGATAATCTCTGATCTGTCTGAGCATTACAACGATCACAGGCTGTACCTGACTGGCAGCAGCAACTTCAGAAACGAGGTTGCTGTTTCTCAGCCATACAAAGGTAGTCGTCCATCGCGTAAGCCAGTGCATAAAGACTTACTCCGTGAGTACATGCTCGATGCATGGAAAGCGGAACTCTCTGACAACATGGAGGCTGATGACTGCATAGCCATCAAGTCTACTGAGTTAGAACATAAGTCTATTATCTGTTCTCTTGACAAAGACTTTTTGCAGATACCCACTAAGATATATGACTACACCAAGAAGGTCATGAAGGAAGTTGACGAGCGCTCTGCAACAGAGTGGCTGTATCGTCAGTCCTTGATGGGTGACAGGGTGGATAACATCGCAGGGGTACGAGGCGTAGGTCCTAAGAAAGCAGAGAAAGCACTAGCAGATTGGACAACAGAGAGGGAACTATATGAGCGGTGTCTTAAGTTATACGAAGACAATGAACTCAGTGCTGATAGACTTTATGAGAACCTTCAGCTTTTATACCTTCTCAGATCTTCTGATGACAAGTATAGGATACCTGATGAAGTTTGACAGTAACCTAGAAAAGAAGCTGTACGCAGAGATGAAGAGTTGTACTTATCATCCTGCACAGAAGATCAGCTACATCATACCTAAGATGTACGAGCCTGACTTCTGTTACAACAGTAACGGATGGATGACGTACATAGAGGTAAAAGGCAGATTCAGAACTAGAGAGGAGGCGCGTAAATACGTAGAGGTACGTAAGGCGCTAGGTAAATATGAAGATCTTGTATTTGTATTTCAGAATCCTAACACACCTATGCCGGGATCGAAGAGACGTAAGGACGGTAGTCGTTATCGTATGAGAGACTGGGCAGAGAAGAATGGATTCGATTGGTATACACCAAGTACTTTACCTAAGGAGTGGCTATGACTAGGCACTTAGTAATACCTGATACACAAGTAAAACCTGACAGTAACTGGGATCATATGTACTGGGCAGGGCGCTACGCCGCAGCAACTAAACCTGACGTTATCATTCATCTGGGGGATCACTGGGACATGCCAAGTCTCAGTAGCTATGACGTTGGGAAGAAGTCGTTCGAAGGTAGACGCTATGTCAATGACATTGAAGCTGGTAACATGGCAATGGAAGCGTTCATGTACCCTATACGTAACGAACAAAAGCGGCTACGTAAGGGTAAAAGACGCACATGGAAGCCTCGTATGGTGTTCCTGTTAGGCAACCACGAGTACAGAATAGAACGAGCTATCGAGTCTGACGCCAAGCTAGACGGTTTGATGTCGTATAGCGACTTCTTCTTAGAGAACTGGGAAGTGGTTCCTTTTCTTGAGCCTATTATTATTGATGGCATTGCCTACTGTCATTACTTTACTAGCGGTGTGATGGGTCGTCCTGTTACTACTGCAAAACTAATGTTACAAAAGAAGTTTATGTCGTGTATCATGGGACATGTTCAGGATAGGGATATAGCTTATGCAAGAAAAGCAGATGGAAGTAGTATTACTGGTTTGTTCGCTGGCATTTTTTATACTCATTCTGAGGATTATCTAAACCCCCAGACTAACGGTAGCTGGTCAGGTATCTGGATGTTGAACGAAGTAGACAACGGATCCTTTGACGAGTTACCCATTAGCATCAACTACCTCAGGAGAAAGTATGGATGACGTTCGACGAGTTGTTAGAACACGTTGCCGAACATTACGATGAGGTAACAATCATGGAAGCACTAGAGATTACATCAGAAGATTTGGTAGAGCGGTTCGCAGATCGTGTGCTAGAAAAAGTTTACAAGTTTAAGGAGATGGAATGAGTATTGATGACGCAAGTCCCGAAGAGTGGGATACAGTAAGAGCGCTTAACAACCTATCAATCAGAAAGAAGCCAGACCCGGTGGATCGACCAGACCACTACAACAAAGGTGCTATAGAAGCTATTGAAGCTATCAAAGCATCTATGCCAGACAATGAGTTTAATGGTTATCTTAAAGGTAATGCATTGAAATACTTATGGCGCTACGACTACAAGGGCAAGCCAGTGGAAGACCTACGCAAGTGCCGTTGGTACATCGACAGGCTTATAAAGGAAGTGAACAGATGATAGAGTTTTTTATAATTGCTTTTATTTGTTTCGGCCTTGGGTACACCGTTGGACATCATGTAGGAACTGAAGGAAATTAATATGGATGCATATCAGCAATACATTCACAAGTCAAGGTACGCTCGTTACCTGCCAGAGGAGCAGCGACGGGAGACTTGGGAAGAGACAGTAAATAGATACCTAAACTACTGGTGTGACCGTGTAGATCTCAATGAGTTTGACCAATCAGAGATCTTTCAGTCTATCCACGAGCTAGATGTAATGCCTTCCATGAGGGCACTTATGACTGCAGGAGAAGCACTTGACCGTGACAATGTCGCTGGGTTTAACTGCTCCTACTTGCCTATCGACCACCCCAAAGCGTTTGATGAAATGATGTACGTCCTTATGTGTGGTACTGGCGTAGGGTTCAGCGTTGAACGTCAATACGTATCTAAACTACCAGAAGTTGCGGAGGATTTCCATGACACCGATACCGTTATACACGTCGCCGATTCTAAAATTGGCTGGGCTAAAGCCTACAGAGAACTTATCAGCTTGCTCTATTCGGGTCAGCTTCCAAAGTGGGACGTATCTGGAGTACGACCTGCAGGGGCAGCACTTAAAACCTTCGGCGGTAGAGCATCTGGTCCAGAACCTCTTGTCGATCTCTTTAACTTTACCGTTGAGGTCTTTCGCGAAGCTCATGGACGTAGGCTCTCCTCAATTGAATGCCACGATCTCTGCTGTAAGATTGCACAGATCGTCGTCGTCGGCGGGGTTAGGAGAAGCGCTCTCATCAGTCTGTCTAACCTCACTGACGATAGACTCCGACGATGTAAGTCAGGACAATGGTGGCAAGACAATCCTCAACGTGGCCTAGCTAACAACAGCGCATGTTACACAGAAAAGCCAGACTTCGAGGCATTCCTAAATGAATGGGCAAGTTTATATGAGTCAAGATCAGGAGAGCGAGGTATGTTCTCTAGAGTCGCAAGTCAAAAGCAAGCTGCAAAGAACGAGCGACGAGATGCTACCTATGATTTTGGAACTAATCCATGTAGCGAGATCATCCTACGGCCTTACCAATTCTGCAATCTATCAGAAGTTGTTGTCAGGGCAACAGATACGTTGTCAGACCTCAAACGAAAAGTACGTACTGCGACTATCCTTGGAACTTTACAGGCTACCTTAACTGACTTCCGTTACCTGCGTAAGGTATGGAAGAACAACACAGAGGAAGAAGCATTACTAGGAGTATCACTTACAGGGATCATGGATCATCCGACGTTGTCGGGAAGGAGAGACAAAGGTGTCCTCAAAACGTGGCTTACTGAACTCAAGGAAGAAGCGATTAGAACTAATGCGGAGTGGTCTAAGCGTCTTGGCATTAACACTTCTGCTGCCATCACTGCTGTTAAGCCTTCCGGTACTGTTAGTCAGTTGGTGGATTCTGCATCTGGCATCCATCCTCGATATGCAAGCCA